TGAATTAAGTTCCATCAATGCATTTGATATTATTACTAAAATTGCAAATTCAGTAGTCGTAGGTGGAGTCAGAAGGTCATCGATTATTACCCTATCAGACTTATACGATAGTGGAATGAGAGATGCAAAACAAGGTCAGTTTTGGGTGACAAATGCACACCGAGCTATGAGTAATAATAGTGCAATTTACGATTCTAAACCAAACTCCATAGAGTTCATGAAGGAGTGGTTAGCACTCGCAGAAAGTGGTACAGGAGAACGAGGAATTTTCAACCGATATTCAATCAATAGTTTGATTCCAAAACGCAGGCGTAAAAGGCAAGATTGGACAACTAACCCCTGTGGTGAAATAATATTGCGTCCTAGAGGGTTCTGCAACCTCACAGAAGTAGTTATTCGTGCAGAAGATACTCTTGAGACTTTAATGGAAAAGATAAAAGTTGCAACAATGATTGGAACGATACAATCTACATTGACAGATTTTAATCTTTTGGATGAACTACACGATGATTGGAAAAAGAATGCTGAGGAGGAAAGACTCTTAGGTGTGTCCATGACAGGACAGATGGACAATCCAGATATTCTAACCCCTGACAATTTACAAGCCCTGAGAGATTTTTCGGTAGGAGTGAATGTAGAAACGGCAGGGAGATTGAATATAAACAGATCAGTAGCTATTACTACTACAAAACCTAGTGGAACAGTTTCAACATTAGTAAATTCTGCATCGGGGTTTCATCCACGATTTGCAGACTATTATATACGAAGAGTGAGAATTTCTGCTACGGATCCATTGTACAGAATGATGAGGGATCAAGGAGTAAAATTTTATCCAGAAGTTGGACAACCAGAAGAAACCGCCCAAACATGGGTAGTTGAATTTCCTGTAAAGGCTCCAGAGAATTCAGTAAAAGTAAAGGATGTTGATGCAATTTCTCAATTAAAACAATGGTTAAAAATAAAACATAACTATACTGAACATACAGTATCGGCTACAATTTATGTTAAGCCTAATGAATGGTTTACAGTTGGTAATTTTGTATATGAAAATTTCGATGATTTAGTGGGAGTGAGTTTCTTACCTAAAGATGACCACATCTATCAACTCGCCCCTTACGAAGAAATCGATGAAAAAACTTATGATACAATGCTTGCAGATTTCCCAAAAATTGATTATTCTAAGTTATCTAAATACGAAACAGAGGATAATACTACAGGAGCGCAAACGGTTGCGTGTTCTGGTGACAGTTGTGAAATCATTTAATAACAAGTTTTATGGTAGAAGAAGTAGAAATAGAGTGTAAGGATTGTAATGCGACATTTAACTTACAACATAATTTAAGTTTATCAAGATATGAAATAGGATATTGTGTCTTTTGCGGTGGAGAAGATATTGAAATAGAAGAGGGTTTTGAAGAAGATAATGAGGAAGATTATTATTGACCTAAATATTCCCATGTGGAGTATTTATGAGTTACGAAAACCCTTGGCTATATAATGATAAAGTTTTTGAAAGTGAAGACATAAAAGACTATTACGGATTTTGCTATCTATTGACTGACCTTGAAAATGGTAAGCAATATATTGGAAGAAAGTACTTTTATTCCATTAGGAAGAAAAAAGGAATACGGAAAAAAGTAAAGTCTGAAAGCGATTGGAAATCCTATTACAGTTCATCTAAAAAAGTTAAATTAATAGTGCTAGAATCTGGCCATAATAGATTCAAGAGAGAAATATTATCTCTTTATATAAAAAAAGGTCAAGTGAATTATAATGAAACAAAATTGTTATTTCAACATAATGTTTTAGAAGCCAGAGATGAAAAAGGCGAAAAGTTATATTACAATGATAATATAATGAATCGATATTTTTCAACAATTATGGAATAAAAGACTTGACATTTGAGATTCATAGTGATATAATATAGGTATATAAAGTGAATAAAAGACTTAAACTATTAAAAAGTCTTATTGATGATGGTACAGTTCCAACCATTGTAGAAGTTAGAGCAAAACCAAAGGATTATTCCTATGATGATGTTATAACTTTGAATTATGGATTTGTTCAAGACTTGTATATGGGTAGTGAACAATTTGAAACTTGGTTTACCTATATTGGGCCCAAGTCTATAAAACTTAATGATCTTATTTTAAATAAAAATGAGATGATTGAAATTTTAAATGATTATTATGGTATATAATGAGAAAACAATTAAGTGAACAACGCAAACAAGAGCTTCGTGACCAACTATCCAAAGCACGAAGTAAGAGATCCCCAGCAGAATATAAGAACATACATCCAAAGGTATTAGAAATACCAGATGATGACCCCCTATCGTTGAAATCGATTAAGAAAGCGATTAAACATAGTAAGGATAGGGCCTCTGCATATTCTGTCAGCTCTCGTAGGAGAGGCGCAACCCCCAAACAAGCAATTGCAGATAGTATAAATTCTGATAATACCAAAGCCTATATTAGGTTCATGGAACATTATCTCAGAACAGGGGATTGGATTTCTGATTTTATGGGAGAGGATGAAGAAAAGAAAACTCAATGGAAATGTGTTGCAATGGCCTATCATGCAGATGGTACACCAAAACGATCTAAGGGTATATTTTATCCAGACATTAATAGAGTATGGGGTGAGGTTGTATGATACTAATTGATTTAAGCCAGATAATGGTGGCATCTACAATGATGTCAATGGGAAAAGACCAATCACAAGTTGATATTGGTATGGTTCGACATATGGTTCTGAACAGTCTTAGAATGTATCGTCAAAAGTATCATGTAGAATATGGTGAGTTGGTCTTATGTTGTGATGGGAAACATTCATGGAGGCGTGAACATTTTCCACAATATAAGGCATCTAGAAAATCTAACAGGGAAGCAGATAAGAGAGATTGGACACAAATATTTGGTTGTCTTGATACTATTAAATCTGAACTGGAAGAGTATTTCCCCTACAAATATATTCAGATAGATGAGTCAGAAGCTGATGATATTATAGGAGTACTTGCTAGAACTGCTACAGAAAAAGTAATGATCATCTCTGGTGATAAAGATTTTATACAGTTACAGTCGCATAAGAATGTTAAACAGTATAGTCCTATTACCAAAAAGTTAATAACTAACAGTCATCCAGAAAAATACTTGAAGGAACATATTCTGCGTGGTGATACCTCAGATGGTGTTCCTAATTTTTTATCAGCTGATAATAGTATTGTAGATAAAATACGACAAACACCAATATCAAAGAAAAAAGTAGAATTATGGATAGACCAAAATCCAGAAGATTTTTGTAATGAAGAACAGTTAAGAAATTATCATAGAAATATGAAACTGATTGATTTACAATATACACCATCAAACATTGTAGACCAAGTTGGAAAACAATATGATGAAATTCCGAAAGGAAAGCGAAGTGGACTTTTGAATTATTTTATCGAAAGAAAACTTAATAATTTAATACAAGACATAGGAGAATTTTAATATGGCTATAATAAAATCAAATAGACCAGTACCAATACTTGAAGGTGGTGATGGAGCAGGAGGAACTTACAGTACTGAAGAAAGTTCAAGACTTACTGAAAAACCGAAACCAGACCCATCAATTAAAGTTAGACAATTACTTTTTAGTGAAGTTTTCACTAAAGTACATAGAGCAAAAACGGCTGCAGATAAAATCAGAATTCTTAAAGAAGAAAATTGTATGGCATTACGGCAACTATGTCAATGGGCGTATAACCCAACAATCGCTTCACAGTTACCGCCAGGAGTTCCCCCATTTATAGAAAATGATGCTCCAGAAGGTACTGAACATATGTTGTTAAGAACTGAAGGTGATAAACTTTGGCATTTTGTTATGACCAATGGTAAGAGTGCAGATCCAAAACTTCAACAGATGGTTAGAGAGAAGATGTTTATTAGATTGTTAGAAGGATTACACCCTGACGAGGCTAAACTTTTATGTGAAGTAAAGGAAAAAAGTTTACATCAAGTATATAAGGGATGTTCTACTAATGTAGTAAAAGAGGCATTTGGGTGGAATGAGGACTTCCAAGAGTATAAATAATAGTACAATCTTTTTATAGGGAGTCTACAGATATGCAAATCCGAAACGGAATGAGTGCAAAAGATGAACTATCTTCTCTTCACTCTTAATTCCCCATTTATATTTTAAAAAAGTTTAACCGTTTAACGATCTGCGGTTGCTAATATTTTATGGTATTCTTATATCAAAAAAAGATTGAAGATCATATTAAATAAGGTAATATGAAAAAACTGTTCACTTCAGTTGTTTTAATTTTGCTATTCGCACTTCCTTTTCCTTTAGGAAGTACTCAAAAAAGTTTACACGCTGTTAAAGTTGTAGATAATGTTATTATAAATGAAACAAACATATGGTCATATAAATCATATGAATCTGTGATGGAGAATAGAAAAAAACAACTAACGTGTCTTGCAAAGAACATATATTTTGAAGCTAGAAATGAACCATTTGCAGGACAATTTGCAGTCGCATTAGTCACTCTAAACAGAGTTAATGATGCTGCATTTCCAGATACAATTTGTAAAGTTGTATATCAAGGAATACATACGGCTGATGGATTTCCAAAACGTGATAGATGCCAATTCAGTTGGTACTGTGATGGAAACTCAGATGAAGTACGAAACTTAAAGTCTTATGATAAAACTCAAAAGATAGCAAATCTTGCAATGCTTCAATATAGTAAAATGAAATCAGAAGGATTAGATTTTACAGAAGGCGCAAGGTACTATCATACATATGAGATTTCGCCCAGATGGTCAACATCATTTCCAAAAGTAGGAAGAATTGGGGATCATATATTTTATAGATAAATACTAATAAAGGACATGAAACTATAATATGCCAACATATCAATATAGATGTAAGAACTGTGACTTTGAATTTGAGGATACTTTTAAGATGGATGATAGAAACATTCCTGTAGAGGATCCTAAAAGATATGGAACTTGTTCTGATGAAAAAAATGACAATTGTGACATACAGTTAGTGCCACAATTACTTAATTTGCAGTATACTATGAGAGATAGTGCAGCTAGACATACCGATGATGGTTTTAAAGACCGCATGAAAGAAATTCATAGAACTAATCCTGGCAGTCAGCTAGGAGATTGGACATAATTATGAAAACACAACTAATAAGTCATGATCAGTTAGTTGAGATGAAGGGTGTTACTAAAAACCAACTTGAGGTTTTTAAGCAATATGCAGAAGGAAAGAATCTTTTTCTGTATGGGCCTGCGGGCACAGGAAAGACTTTCGTTATTCTGTACAATGCAATCAAGGAAGTTCTTGACCCGAAAACGAATTATAACTGTATCTACATAGTAAGGTCTTTAATGCCTACTAGAAGTCTTGCATTTATGCCGGGCGATGAACAAGATAAAAGTTCTTTATACCAAGTTCCGTATGATAATATGTTACGGCTCATGTTTAAACTTTCCTCAGAGGAACAGTTTGAAATAATGTATGAAGAATTAAAGAAACAAGGAAATGTAGCATTTCTATCCACATCCTTTTTACGAGGGATTACATTAGATAATGCTATTATTCTTGTAGATGAATGTCAAAATCTAAACTTCCATGAGTTGGACACCATTATGACCAGAGTTGGTCAGGAGTCCAAGATAATGTTCTCAGGAGATTTTGACCAGACAGACCTAAGAGAAGATGATG